AGAACTTAACGCCAGCTGCCTTTGCTAATTCACCGAATGTTTTCTTACCAACAGCACCTTTAACTATTGTTTTATCACCTTTAATAAAGCTTCCACCGTCAAAGTAAAATTGATCTAACGTCTTTTCACTACCACCTAATGCAAGATTTACAATCTTACCAAACGTTGCACCTTTATTAGGAGCAGGAACATCTCTTGTAAATTTAGTGCCTTTAGGTAATAATGCTTTAAGTTCATCGCGATCAGAAGCACTCATATTAACTGGACCATCTGCCGCCTTTCGATCTGCGATCATTTTAATTACCGCAATAGCAACCTCTTTAGGCATTGACTTTGCTTCTGTTAATACAGCTTGTGCCGCTTCAATTATTGTCTTCATATCTTGTTCTCCTATTTAAAACTGCTTTAAGCTCTTTAAGCTTAATGTGAGTAAAATCAGAAACTAATCGCAGTATCTTAGCCTCTGAATAATCCGGATACTTTCGATGTATCTCATGTTTCATTTTAATAGCTGCCTTATACTTATCTTTCTTTAATAATAAGTTAAGCTTATGTTTAACCTTCTTAGGCAATAAATCTTTAAACCTAAGGGCAGCTTCTTTTTCATTTAAATGTTCTTTAAAAGATATCATGCCAACGAATTAAATTTAACCGCCAAATTATACCCTTGAGCTAATTTATTATATGGCTTTGATTTATTAGTTCTTATTGACATATTCAATGTTAAAGTTTCTGTGCCTGCCAATAGTTGAATATGAAATTGCTGTTTGCTCTTACCAATATATGCTTTAACCGTTTTAACTTTAGGTATGAATGCTTCCAAATCATCCTCTTCAGTTAGTATATCGTAGTTGGTTCCTATAGCTTTAACTACAACTAAAGGTACTGAATCATCGTTATTTAATATTTGAGTATTGATAAAGTCTAAAGTACCGCTCTTTGATTTATTGAATGCATCCACAATGGCCGATCTACAAATATCTAGCATCTCATTATATTTGGCATCTATAATATCATCCGAATTGTCCTGACGATATTGCATGATAATATCCAAATGTTTAGTGGGTGACCAATTTTTAGGTAGTCCTATATCTTTATGAATAGTATCATAAACCGTGCTTTGAAGTTTATCTAAACCGCCAAGCTCAGATAGGATAAGACGTACGTATGTATTAAGCTTAGGCTCTTCAGATTTTGACGTGCCAGCCTTAAGCGATACGCCTAGCATTTCACCAGTCTTATACTTTAAGAATATATCACCCTTATGGTTCTTATCGATACCTGCTGGTTTTTTTCTATATCCCCAATATACTTGAGATATTTTAGATTTGGCATTTTCTTCTTTTAGATATTTTAAAATACCAAAAGCATTTTCCATTTTCTCTTGGAATTTAGATGATTCTGACATAGCATTAATAAACTCTTTACCAGTCTTAGCATCCTTACCATTAACATAAATTGACTTATCGTACTTACCTTGTAATAAGTATTTCATACATGCATCTACATCTGAGAATGATTTATTAGACATGAATAAAATAGCCGGAACTAGTTCAGTAATGGTTGAATTTAAAGTTGTTTCGGTCATACCACCAGCTGTTGGTTTAAACAATAATCTAATTTTATATTTGCTACTCACAATTATATCATAAGATCCAACACTACCCATATAAGAATCAATTACAATATAATCAAAGTTGTCTTCTAATATCTTAATAGTTTTTTCATATGCCTTTACCCTATCGGTAGAAACAATCTTTAGAGTCTCCATCCTAGAAGTAGATTTGACTGATTGAATACCGTCACACGCTTTACCTAATTTCTTGCATACAACTTTTTGTATCGCTTTAGATATGCTTGTTGTACTAGCTTCATTAATAAAGTGTTTGAAGTTTTTCATTAGTTCACGTCCATCCAAGCTTTAACTTGAGGATTATTAGGTAGTTTAGAAGACCACTTCATAATCTAAAGCTTAGTCCAAGTAATTGATTGACTGGGGCAAATGTGCCAGTCAATTTAATAAGTTCTCCCTTATGGAAGAATGTTAATCCTTCGGTTGGAATAACTGCTTTTATCCCACCCAACTTTTCTAATCTATCAAGCTCATGTTCCAATTTAGCTAATAGCTTTGGATCACCCTTTTTCTGAACTGCAGCTATTGTTCTATCCATATCCTTTTGAATCTTCACAATAGCTTTATCAGGATTAACTGCCATAAGATCAGTCATCATAGATAATACATCTGCACCTAATTTAAGGAATAGCATTTCAAATGGTCGAACGATAGTTTTAAGATGTTCCATTAATTTCTTATCTTCATTCTTTACAAGACCAACCAAATGTTTTGGTAGTGCTTTTGCAATACCAATGATTTTGATACTCTTATTAACATGCGTCCAACGGTTCAGAATATCTGTCCGGATTTTATCATCAATTTCCTTTTTAGAATCAATAGAATCTAATAAACGAGTGAAGTATACTCGGCGAACATCAATAATAGTGTCTTTAGTATTTACACCAAAGCTTTTACGAATTTTAGATAGTTGACCAAGATATTGAGATTTCTTGGCTTTGAAATCAGATGATTGTGGTAGTTTAACACCAGATAGTTTACGAATATGGAATTTCTCTTGTTGATGAGCATTAACTTGCCTAAGCATTCCATCAAGCATTCGTGCCGCTTCTTTATCAATTTGAGCAATAGGGATACCTTCATCATTATGAGGTATTACACCATGAAGTCTCAATTCAGTTACTCCATATTCAATTACATTCTCAGCAGATTTTGGCATCATAACCTCTACTGACATCCATTGCCGACCATTTTGGAAAATAGTCTCTCGTTGGAGGGTAGATAATTTCATAATACCATTATAGAGATCTTTCATGGCCTGTACATAAGCATCACCATTCTCTCTACCTTTGAATTTAGCGGCCATTCCAGGAACATCTAATGCCTTCTCACCACGATTTTTGAGATGAGTTTTTGATCGAGCAGCAATGATTTGACCATCTCTGAATGATAACATTAGGTTGTGACCGTCAGTTTTTTCTTCCGCGTAGTCGAGTTTACCTGCCAATACATTAACAATAATGTCTGACATGTCCAAGAATGTAAAATGTTGTATATTAAACGGATGGGATAAGTGAAGACTTCTCTAATAATGACCCGAAGGTCAATGCCCAAAGGCGCCGCCTTCAGAAATGGCACGAACACCACCATTACGATTAAAATCTTTTCTAAAATTATTAAATGTTTGCATGGTAAAATCCAAATTTATATAAATATAGGTCACGAGATTGCAATCTCCACCTATTCTAATACTATGAAGGAGTATTAGCATACATGTATATTTATCTATATTTAAAAAGACACAATATAAATTGTAAACATAAATGATTATGCAATTATACCATCAAACCTCTTCTTCTTGAATTCTGGCTTCTTGCCAATAGAACTTTTGATATTCTCAGTAAGAGAGGAAGAAGCATCATCATTTAGATTAATTAGCTTCATATGGGGATAATCAATACCAGTAACAAACGCTTTCTTATAATCTGAATATCGATTTTTAAGTACTTTGAACTTAATTTGACCCAACTCCTGCAATTCTTCTGATGTAGTCATTGAAATCATAAAGTCAGCCGTCGCAGGAAGACCAAATGATTCAGCAGTACTAGTAATATCAGGGTCAGTATCAGAGAATCCTGATCTATTAACTTGAGCAGCACTCCAAATAGGTAAATTATACTCTACTGCCATACCACGCAGTTCTTCTGCGATTGCTTTTACATAATGATAACTATTTTCAGACCCGCCTGAAAACCTAGATGATGCACAAATACCTAGATAATCCACAAAGATAGCATCAGGTTTGAATTTCTTTTTAATAGCCAATTCTTTCAAGAGAGCTTTGAAATTATTGGTTGAAGCTGCTCCAGTAGGATATTCCTTAACAATTAACTTACCTTTGATATTTTTAGCAGTTCTCTTGAATTTTGATTTGAAGTCTTCTTGACTTAATCGTTCAATATCATTAAGAGATATATTTAAAATGTTAGCATCAATTCGCTCTGCGATTCGTTCCTCGGCCATTTCCATTGTGATATATAATACATTTTTACCTTGAGCCATATATGATGAGGCAATATGACAGAGGGCAAGAGACTTACCAACATTAATGCCAGCAAGAATAATATTAAGAGTTTTGTTTGGAATACCACCTTTAGTAGCGTGGTTTAGATAATCAATATCAGATGCAATTCGTTCTTCATAACGATGATAAAATTCAAATCGTTCATCAACATCATCATTCCAATCATGACCAATATGACTATCAAGACTTACAGCAAGAGCATTTGATAATAGATCTGGTATACCACCACGAGCACCATCGCCATCAATAATTTCGATGGCTTTCATTACAGAATTATATACTGCTTTATCTTGACAGAATTTATTGGTTGAATCTAATAACCAATCATATTCATGAGAATCGTCAGATAATTCTGACAGGGTCTCTACAGTAGTAGAGTATTGTTGTTCGTTAAGATCCTCTCTACCTTCTAATTGAATAGATAATGCATCAATTGAAGGAGCAGAACTATACTTAATAGAATACTTTACAATCTCTTCAAATAAGATACGATCTCCGTATTCATGAAAGTATTCAGGTTTAAGATACGCTATTGTTCGTTCAAGAAATTCTGGATTATTAAGAAGATTAGAGAGAATAACATTTTCAATTGAATTCATTATATAATTATATCACATTTTGTTGTTATTGTTAATTATATAATTATACCTTCTTTCTTCGGAATTACAATTCCAGATCCAAATACATTATTGTATTGATTTAGAATTTCTTCCGACGGCTCCGTGCATGTGATGATGTGACTATCAAGAATTTCAAAGCTTTCACAAGGAGCACTATATGGTAAGAATGGTAACACAGCAACTTGCATTTTACCTTCACCAGCTGGTACCTGATGCATTACGATAGCATCTTTAACTGTCCAACTACCACCTATTGTTTTTGATAACACATTAACAACAATATCATCACCATTAACTAACTTTAATGTATATACTTTACTTCTCTTTTTCATTAATATCCATCCTTGAACCAACCAGAACCACGAAGGACAAAATTAGAAGGTCTAATGACTTGCTTCAATTCTGGCTTTTCACAATTAGGGCAATATTTTAATTTCTTTGCTTTCATAGTTTGTTTTACATCAAATTCAAAATCACAATCTTCACACCGATATGTGTAAGTTGGCATTAAGTACTACTCCTGTTCTAATGTTTCAATTGCATTCTCAAGAACAGTATTAAAAAATTTAGATACTGTTTTATTAACTTCATCCTGATAAGTTTCTTGATTTAGAGGAGAACCATCTTTTGAAAAAACAGCTACATCACAAGAAATTTCGGCAGAGTCCTCTGGTACTTCAATTGATTCTGGATCTATTTGAATAATCAAATCATTATCAGTTTCAATTGTTACCCAATCAACATTCATGATCTTTCTCCAAGTTTTTTCTAATTCCACCAAGTTCTTTACTAATCTCGTTTAACAATTTATTTTCTAACCCAAGCAGTATGATACCATATATTAATAGAAAGAACATACCAAAACCAA